CTACAATGGGCGATTGTAGGGTGATTGTAGGGTGCTATATTTCAAATCAGCAACAAAAAAAGACAGCATCATAAAATGGTGCTGTCTTTTTTGTTACATTGTTGCACGTGAAACATTACGCGGGCGCGGTGAAGTAGCCCGGATTGTCCGCAACGTCAATGTGGGCGTATGTCGCGTTAACGTGGCTGGAATTGTAGACCGTGCCATTGCCGCCGACGAGGGAGGTGCAATTAATGAACATTTGCGTACTTACCAATCCTGCCATTTTAGTCCAATCACCGCCGTAAATGGTTTGCAGCGCGGCGCAGCCGTAAAACATCGAACGCATCGTTGTAACATTCGCGGTGTTGAAGTTGGAGAGGTCAAGCGATGTGAGCGCGGCGCAGTTGTTGAACATATACGCCATATCCGTAACATTCGCGGTGTTGAAGTTGGAGAGGTCAAGTGTAGTGAGCGCGGTGCAGCCGTAAAACATACCCTGCATCGTCTTAACATTCGCGGTGTTGAAGTTGGAGAGGTCAAGTGTAGTGAGCGCGGTGCAGCCGTAAAACATCATATACATCGTCGTAACATTCGCGGTGTTGAAGTTGGAGAGGTCAAGCGATGTGAGCGCGGTGCAGTTGTTGAACATGCCGTACATGCTCGTAACATTTGAGGTGTCGAAGTTAGACAAGTCAAGTGAAGTTAACGACGTGTAGTCATAAAATAATTCAGCGGAATTTTCGGGCGCGCAAATGATTTTCGACGACACAACTGCATACTTTGTGCCGTCTGCATAAACTACAATGCCTTCGCCAATGCTGCCCGACTTAGTGTAGTCCGACAAGTCCATATCGCCTAAAAACGCAAAAACAATCTCCGTTGCCGTGTACGGGACGGCGGCGTAGAATGTCGCCACGTCGGTGATTTGCGCCTTGAACTTGTCAAGGGTGTTGTTGACTTTCTGAAAGCCAGTTAGAACGATGTCAACAATATCGTCCAACACGTCGCCGAGTCTCAACGCGCCTTGGTTGCCCTGCTTTCTGACAAGCACGTCAATGTCGGTTTTGATTTCTTGTATTGTTTTCATATTTTCGTTGTTTTACGTGAAATATTTTACGGCGGCAATTTATGATTTTTTTTTCAAATAACAAAATTAATTATTATATTTTTGTTCAAAATTCACATCAACCCCATACCGCTGCATCAATGCCACAACTTCGGCGTCTGCCGGTGATATTGTCGGGTTCGCATCGAAAAATTCCGCCATCTTGTGCCTATCCTTTTCAGACAGACAAAGACACGTTCCGCGCTGTATCTTGGTTATCCACTCCTCAAAACTGCGATACCTGAAATGGTGCAACGTGCATTGAGGGTAATTTGCCGCCGTCAAATATTTTAGCCTTTTGTCGCTCATAACGTTGCAATGCGGATTGGGTATTGACACAATATCCGCTGTCCTTGCCACAAACTTATACCAATGGTGCGCGGGGTCTGCAACATCATTTCCAAACCTCTCGAACATTCCGCCGCCATCGTCATTAATTTTGCCATTACAGCCGTGCAAAATTGGAGAGAATGACAGACAATTATAATCGCTGCCAAACTCCACCACCGTGTCCCGAATGTTGCCCGTTAATATTTCGTCCGTGTCGCAAAATACCGTCCAATCAATATGCCGATGTTGTTGCACGTAGTCATTGTAGCAATCAAGTTGCAAGTTGTCCCGCCCTTGATACCTCGCGACGGTGCAAATGTTGAGAAATTCGCTGGCGTTTTCGCGCAAAAAGTCGGCGACGGGGACGCGGCTCATGTTGTCATAAATGAAGAAATGCTCCACGCCCGCTGCTGCATTGTACGCCAAATGCTCTAATAAATAGCGGTTCTCGTCCTTGATAAGTAATACTTCCGCTATCATTCTGCATATACTATTAGTGCGCCGTTGTCAATGCCGGCATTTACGCCGATAACATCTCCCAAAGTGTTACCGCCAGACACCTCATAAATTATTTGTTCAACCGTGTTTGCGCCGCCCGTTAAGCCAGTACCATAAACATAAAGTTTTCCACTGCCTGCTGTGCCGACCTCTTTTGCGCCTGTCACTATAATAGCATCGAGACCAGCAATTATCGTTGCAGAAAAATTGAGAATGGTTTTGCCAACGTAGGTTTCGCCCGTTATGGCGGTTGCCTGTGTCGTGTTTAGCCACGTACTCGTGATAGGTTGCGCTGTCGGAATATCAGCAATTAAAGCGCGTATTGCTTGACATTCTGCATATACTGCGCGATTTTCCACGGGGTTCACGCTGTTGGGGTCGAGGGCTGGGTCTATCGGCACCAATGACCCGTTGCCAAATGTTGCGACTACCAGCATCTGCCACACTCCCTCGATGTTGTGCAAGGCGACAAGGCGGTCAGGTGGGACTACGATGCCGCCAAAATTAACATACGTACCGGGAATTGATGTAAAGTAATACACCGTCTGGTCGGGGTTGTTGGGGTTGGTCGATGGCATAGCCGTTCCGGCAAACGCCGCATAGCGTCCGATTGTGTTTATCATAGTCACCAACACATCTTGCATCAATTGACCCGTGATGTCGTTTGTGCCGTTTTGTTTTACGACGGCTTTTATGCTGTTGATTAAGTTGCTGTAATTTGCCATATTCGTATCTTTATTAAAGTTACTTTCGTATAATCAATTTATTTTGAGATGATTTTCACGTGAAACATCATTACTGCTCGTTGTTGTAGTCGTTGTTATAGTCAACGTTATAATCGCCGCCGATGTCCTCGGCATTTGCAGTGATGCCGACTTTCTTTGCAACGGTGTTTGTTTCAAATTCACATTCCACGCTTGCCAAATCGCCTTGTGTCAGCCATTTGGGGGTGATTAGGAACGTGTCACACTTGTACACTCTGCCGTATGGGTCGTAAACGTTCACGATGTCGGACAGCCTTATAAAGCGCATAACATCGCAAATATATTCAGGCGCAACGAATGTAAATCGGTACACCTTTTCGCTTAGTTGTTTTGTCGGGAAAAAGTAACCATCCCTTTGCTCGCCCTCTTCCTCGAATGTATAATCAGGCTTGCCCAATTCTGTTGCAAGGTAAAGAAAATGTTTAACGCGGTAAAGCGGCGTTTTGTAACATACCGCGCCATCGTCAAGCAACAAATTTTCGCGATCGTACCATTCTATTTTGAGATATTTTTGAACCGTACCTACCCACGTAAAGACCTCTGAATAATAGTCCTGACTGCCGCCATCGTAAGTGTAATGCAGACGCAAGTAATACCGTCCTTGCTCAAATGCCGTTGTCATCGGCATTATTGAGGGGTACACGATGAGGCTGTAACTGCCAATCTGTACTGTGGACAATCCTTGCATCTCTGCCGATATGTCAGTTTCCGCGCCGCTGTCAAAGTCAACCAAATACACCGCTATTGGCGCGGTCGGTGCTGCCGGTACGTCGATCTGAAATGGAAGTATTTGATTTACGAGCGAAAAAAGGGCGTAAACCTCGCCAAACGCATAAGGCTTGCGGTGGTTCTGCTCTTTTAATTCCGTATAAAACGGCAAGACGCTGTAATTGTTATTGTTACTCGTTGCCATATTTTAATTTTGCTTTAATCGAATGACTTACTAAGTTAATTTCCAACGTGTCAACCGCGCCATCTCCAATGCCGGTCGTGATATGTTGGTTAGGGTCTGCATAATCGGCGGGGAATGTTGCCTCGCTGTATTTCGTGCGCTTATAATCAACGCCCTGATACTCCGTGCCTGATACTTCGATATTGTCACACGGTGCATCATAAAGCAACACCGTTTGCTGCAAATTCCACATTGAGAGTTGACCGTTTGGCACTCGCCAATTGCCGCCGATGTTTCGCGTGAAATAATAATAGTCGGTGCGTCCATTTGCAGCCGTCCAAATCGCCGCCAAGCCGTCCATACTGAAATTATCACCCTGCATAAACATTTTGATGATGTTTGTTGTAACATTCGCCACAGTGATGCTTTCCGTGTTGCCGTCCTGAACATATTTCGATTTACATTTAAATCCCGTGCCGTCAAATAGTTCGTCGCTCTCGTCCATCCATTCCCACTTGACAAATTGCGGCATTTGGAATTTCTCAAATTGGTATTGATATTGCCCAAATGCCCACGGCTTGCCATTTCGGGGGTTTATCATCGTGGTTAAATCAAATTGCGTTATCGGTGCGCCGCTGTAACTGCCGCCGTTTTTGTAGTACGAAATATGCTCCAAATGTAAATTGCCGCCCTCGATGCTCCAATATACATTTAGCGCATTTTTGAGGAAGTTTAAAATCGTCCCCAAAGTGCAAGGTACTTTTTGTGCGGGGGTATTCGTGCCAAGTTTTATGACGTTCGATTTTGCGGTAAAATTCAAATTCCAACCGCCAGCCCATCCCGTCACGGGGTTTGGATTGCTGTAAAAGAACTGCGAAAAAGCATCTGTATCTTGAAACGTCAGACCAAGGGAATTAGCCGAAATTAGACCACGTAACAAATCTCCAAGGGTGTAACCAGTGCGCAATGTTTGTGTCTGATTTACATCGTCAATGTCTGTTGTCTTTGATGCCTCAATCCTTAGCCACATTGAGCCGTGCGCCATCGTCCATTCCCTTCGTCTGAATGGCACATATACATAATTAGCATCAACGGGAATCGTATAGTATTGCCCTGTCGGCTGATTGTTCGCGTCATAAACTTGACCGTATATTGTCGGTGTGGCAGAATATACCGTATTTTCTACAATACCAAAACCGAGCGTCCAATGGTCGAATATGTAGTAATATTTGTACGTGCTATTGTTTACATTATACATATCATTAATTGCGCCCGTGCCGCTTGAACTGTGCAGAATGCGGCAATAAAAATATGGATAATGTACAAAATCCTCCAAGCGAAAACCAATGCTTTCCAGCGTGCTTGTATTTAGAATTGGCTCGACTTCTGTCTCCCATATTTCACCTTGCCAATAATTTGAAATGTAACTTTCGCCCGGCGCGTATAATTGCAATACCGGCGGTACATTTATTTGAATTGATGTTTGCGACAACGACAAATCTGCCAAATTAACTTCCGTGTCAAGTGCCGCTAAAATTTTGTTATAACCATCCACCGTTTCGGGGGTGACTTTCAAAATACCGTCCACCTCGTTGATGGTGCAATTTGTACGCGCAAATTTTCCGTGCCATTGTTTGGTGATGCTGCCATCATCCATTATAGTGATTATAATATCAATTTGAGCATCAAAGCCCTGCGACATAATCCACGTAAAATCTTCGGCAACAAATGTAAGGTTATCACTTAGTTTTTCACGAAAAAAGACTTGTCCGCTCTCCCTCTCTACCATGATGGAAAAATCGTTGCTGTAAATAGGGTGGGCGGCTGTGTTGTTTCCGCTGTCATAATCAATCAAAAAAAACTGTATCGTCCTTTTCATTGTTTCACGTGAAATTAATTTCGTGTTATTCTGCGTGTGCAATTCTTGTATACCTCGACAATTGCGCCGTTATCGGTGTAGGTGCGTTTCTCGCCCTGCATCTTGATGGCGTGAACATCTGCGGCAAGGTCTGAAATATCCGCGCCCTCATTGATGATTGCGCCAATATTTGCCGCGTCTGCGGTCAACTGATTTTCAAGTGTGCCATTGTTGATTGAGTTAATCAACGATGGAATGATGCTGCCGTATTTACGGCTGTTTCGCTTGTTGATGATTGCAAAGAACTCGCCACCCTCGGCGCGTCTCCTTGTGCCGTCGGGCTTAGTGCCAAGGTCAATATCGTTGCCGCTCTGATGGCTTCCGCCGTGCAACATCTCCACCGTACCCTCGCCATATTTCTCGGTCGTGGCTTGTTTCGCCTTGATTTTCGCTGCCGCAAAACTTCCCCACATTGTAGCGATTGCGGGGATAGCCCACGGAAAACCAAGTTGCCCCCATATTTTTGCGCTCGCCGTCACCAAGTCGCCCATTTGCTGCAATGCCTGAATGGCGGCTTGCCGTTTCTGTGCTTTCTCTTGCTCGCGCTGCGCTTTCTCCTGATTGGCTTTTGCCATATCAAGTTCCTTTTGCGCGGTTGCAACGTCATTTGCATAGCCTTTGTCGCGCAATTCGATTTCTTTGTCAAGTGCCTTTTGTGCGCTGTCAACTTCTTTCGATGCTGCATTTACTTTCGCGTCTGCCGCCGCCACATAACTTTCCATATAGGCGTTAAGTTGCTCCGTTGCAAAGTCCATTGATGATTGTATTGCGCCCTTTTGGTCGCTGTCAAGGTTCAGCCCGACAAGGTCGTAAATGTCACCACCGCGTCCGGCTGCGTCCATCTCTTGCTCAATCTTTGCAATGGTGTTTTTTATCGTCTGCACCTCTGCATCCGACATTTTGGTATTGGCTTGCTCGTTTAATGCCAACACTTTTTCCCACCTTGCTTTTTCGGCTTGCAATTTAAATAGTGTTTTGCGCTGCTCCGAATTTCTCAACAAATCAAATTCCGATTGCGCCAAATCTTGTTGTTGGTCGAAAATCGCCAATTGTTGCTGCAAATACTTGTCCGCGATGCCGCCCTTTTGAATATCAAAAGACTTGTTTATATCGGCTCGTTCCTCATCTGTTTTGGCTTTCAGGAGTGCAATTTCACGTGAAACATCCAATTGCTGCATCAACAATTGTTTCTCTTCCTCGCTGCCTGCCGCAACCGTTTTTAACTTCATTTCGATTGCCGCCTTTTGCAGTTCCAACTCTTTTGCATAACGCTCTTCCTCAATCTTGATTATCTCGTTTGTCTGCCGCTGCTCCAATGCCGCAATGGTGGCGTTGATGCTTTCGCGTGCGTCTTCCGTCAAATCCTTTTGAGTTTCTAATGTATGCTTTAAGTCCTCAATTTGACGGCTGTATTGTAAATTGGTCTTGATTGTCTTTTGCTGCCAACTATCCTCAATCAAGGCAAGTTGAGCATCTTCCGCGCTGCGCCTTGCTGACAATTCGGCACGGTAGGCTTTCTCCGCGTCTTGCTCGGCTTGTCGCTGCGCCTTTTCTCGCTCGGCTGCGAGTTTCTTTTGCGCCTCTTGATATTTCTTTAAGGCTTTTTCGTACTCTTCCGCCTCTTCCTCGACATCAAGATCATATTCCTTACCGTTAAGGCGTTTGATACTTGTACCTCTTTTGCCATCATTAACGACTCCCGTGCCGTCCTTTGTTTCTGTTTCTGTTGCCGTGGGTTGCACGCCCGACGGCTCAATAGTAGCGACTTTAACTAAAAGCGTGGCGTCTGTGTTGTTTATCTTGTCCGCTGCCTCTTGGACATTGTTAACAACGGTTGTCGCTACTTCCTTAACTTGGTCAATTATCGCGTTGCTTGCCGTGTTCCAACCGTCTTTAATAAGTTCCCAATCTAATGTAAATGCGCCGACGATTATTTTACCAAGTCCCCAAACCGCCTTTGACAAATTTTTGATTGTTGTAAATAATACATCAATATTTGTTTCTATGACGGTAAATAAAGTTACCACCACAGTGCGGAAACCCTCTGACGTTTCCCAAAGGTTTGTAAAGTATGCTTTCAGCTCTTTGTATGTTGATGCAATTTCGCGGATAACCATTGTAAGCCATTGAACGATACCTCGCAATATGCCTTGCCCGTCGTTTATCTCCAACATAAAATCGTCCCAAGCGCTGCCCAAACTCTTTATGTCGCCGTCCAAGTTGTCGCCCATAATATGCGACATTTCCTCTGCCGTGCCGTTTGCGTCATTGAGAGCGTCGCGCAATTCCAAAACGTCACCCGCGCCCTTTAAGAATGTATTAAACGCCGCTACTGAGCGTTTGTCGGATAGTTCCAACGATTTCGCAAGGTCTATGCCCTCTGCATCAAGTTGTTGCAGACCTGCGACCAAATCATCAAGATTTTTAACCGGGTGTCCGATTGACTTTGCCAAATCGCCATTTGCATCTGCAAGATTGAGCAATATATTTCGCGTTGCCGTTGCTGCCGAACTTGCATCAAAACCCGCGTTTGCAAGTTGCCCTAACAACGCCAAAACGTCCTCGATGTTAAAACCAAAGGCATTCGCCACGGGGGATACTTGACTTAACGCTGTATCAAGATAACTGAATGATAATGCCGACTTCGTGGTTGATGCTGCTAATTTATCCACAAATTCCTGCGTGTCGGTGGTGTCTTTTTGAAACATACGCAACGCCGCGCCCGTCATACTTGATGCGTCGGCAAGGCTCGCGCCCGTGGCTTGTGCGAAATATAACACCGACTCCGTCATATTCTTAATGTCGCCTTGCGAATAGCCCAATTTTGCCAACTCCGTTTGAAGTTGGATTACCTCGGTGGCGGTGTAGGTAGTAGTCGCGCCAAGTTGCCGCGCTTGCTCTGTCAGTTCCTTTAATCCCTCTTTCGTGCTGCCCGTGATTGATTGCAATGTAGATACCGCTTTCTGATACTCTCGCGCCGTATCTACACCGCTAACCATTGCAGCGGTAAATCCACCAACGGCGGCAACCGCCAAACCAACGGGACCCGCGCCCGCTGCCAAAGACGAAAACGAGCCACCAAGACCGCCGACACCTAAACCGCTTGCCAACTGTCCCGCGTTGCCCATCAATCCTTGCATCGCTTTTCCTAAGCCGTCCAATGCGCTCTTATAGTTTCCGACATTGAGTTGATGCTGCCCGGTCTCGGCTTGCATCCTTTTCATTGCGTCCATCAATGCGTTTGTTTTGCTTATTAACTGCTCGGATTTCTCGGCTGCATCTCTTTCGGCTTGGCTCATCGCATTGATGCGGATTTTGTTTAATGCGTATTGCGCGGATAGGGCGTTATAACTTCCAGCCGTGGCGTTTGCCAATTTCGCTGTAAGTTTTTCGATTTTGTTTTGCTCTTGTTGTTGTAATTTGAGGTTGATTAATGCCTTTGTGTTTTTCTCCTCTGCGGCTGTAACCTTTTTTTCTTCGTTGGATAGTTTTTCAGTTGCGGCGGCTGCATCGTTGATTACTTTTCGCCCCTCTTCGGTTGCGCCTGAAACGCCTTTAAGCGATGCTGTCACTTGCAACGCTTGTTCTTTGAGTTTTGCGGCGGTGTCAGAATACACCTTTTGCAAATCTTCCAATTGCTTTATCAAGTCCGAAATGCTGTTGTCGGGCTTGATTAGGTCGCTATATTTAATTGGGTTGGGCGTTTCCATTTAATTTATGTTCAAATAGTTCTAATACTCGCGAAAACTTTAACAAGGCATCTGCATTGTCTGTTAGTGCCTTGGATAGTGCGCTGTTGGATTTCTGTAAAAAATCCACGTATTGCGTCAATAAGGTTGCATAGTTCTTTTCCTTTGTGCGCATTTCTTCAAGCATCTTCCGCCCGAACCATATCGCACAAAGAAACAAAATCACCGACACCGCAACGGGATAGGCAAGATTTTGAAATATGCTTATTGTTTCATTTACTTCCATAACGCCACAAATATAAATGTTTCACGTGAAAAATCCTAATTTTTTTTCAGTTGTTTTTTCTTAATTTTTATTTGCTCTCTGCCGTATTCATAGAGGTTGTAAAACTCCATAATCGTAAGGCTCTTAACGTCCTTATTGGTGTACTCGGACAAATATAGACAAAGCCGTTCAAAGTTCTTTTCGTATCTGATTTCTGCATTATCCTTGCCGACAAATGATTTTGGTTTCACGTGCAACAATAACGCTTGTGTCAATCTCTCAATCTTTGCCGTATCACCCTCGCCGCTGATGCTCTGCAACATTGCAAGTGTGCGCGATTTCAAAAGGTCATAATATTCTTTGTCGCTCTCATCGTCGAATAGGTCCGCAAAGTAGGTCTTTAATTCCTCGTCAAGTCTTTTTTTTTTCGTATCCACATTTGCATCAACCTCGCCGACGGTTGCATCTTTCAGAATGTCCGCAATGCGTTGTAATTCGCTGTCGGTTGTTTCTGTCGGTTTGCCGTCCAACTCTGCCACCAATGCCGCAAATGCCAATAGTCGGGGAGAAACGCCATTAAGGACAAAATTAAAATTCTGCCTTAAATTGTCGAGTTCAATTTGCGCCAACTCGAATTTTTTGCCGCCTACATACGCCCGCGCCTTGTACAAATGCCGGTCAATTGCCGCCATATCGCCACCGATACCAGCATCAACCAAAAGGCACTTCATAAACTTGTGATACCGCACAATCGGCATATCCTCAATGCCCTCAAATATCTTTGCGGTGTGTTTTCCAATCTTGATTGTCTGCATTGTTGTTATTCCATTTGTTTTACGTGAAACATTATTGCAATTTTCTGCAAATAGGCGTTGCCAATACCGCCGTGGCGATCATCCACCAATCGCCGATTATCGCCGCCGCAATGATGGCGACAATCAAAGACAGCCACCACGATAAACAAAAATCGCAGTGCGCCAACTCCGAAATTAATTCGCTGCCGTGAACTTGCAACCATTCCACAATGCCAACTTTTTTGAATAGTAACAAAAAGAAGGATGCAACCAACGCCACGTCAACTGCTAATATTAAGTAACTCATAATCATTCCTCGCAAACGTCCTCTACTCTGATTTCACCCACAAATCGCCATCCACAATAAGGGTGCATTAAATACTGATTATCAACCTCGGCAAGCGTAAAGCCTTGAAATATATTCTCCGCTTTTTCGTACACTCTGTTAACCGTGAATGTGCCGCTTTTTAAAAGCATTGAGTTTAGGACGCGCAGAATGTCCCGTTTGACGAGTTCTTTGTTTCTCTCGTCCGTCGGCTCAATGCTACGCATATCCACCCACACAATAAGGCTGCAATTTGCACGCACTTCGATTTTCTGACCGCGCACACAATCCAAATATTGCGGCTCGTCCACGGTAAAAAATGAATGATTGTGCAAATCCTTATCGTCGGGGCTGATTTCGATATAGTCATTCTCGGCTCGATACACATTCGGCAAGTAGTATTCCTTGCCGTTGATTTCGTGTACAAGTCGCTCCGCAATGCCAAACGCGAAATTTAGCCACGGCAAACCCGCGGTTAATGCGTCCTGAATTTCACCGACTACGCGGTCAAGTAGTTGCGGATTGCTCTTTTTTGGTGCGTCGCTCATTTGAATAATGCAAATTTTAATTCTACCATTAGCAAGGGGTAAAGCATATCCCATGCCACTTTATTTCTATTTTCGACTGTTAAGCCGAATATCTCTCCATATTTGTCGTAAAGTTTTTGTGCCTTTTTGTCGGTTGCCTTGAACCATACCGCCTTATTGTCTGCATACACGAAAAAAGACTTATGAAATGCCTCGGTATCTCGCAAGGTTACGCGGTTGGTCGGCTGTCCTTTTTTCTGTTTTATGCTGATTGTTACGGGGCTGTAAGGTTGATACGACCGAATTGTAACGCCAAGCGCGTTTTCGCCCTCTTTAAAAAGTTGCTCCTCGGTATTCATAGACACGATTTCCTTTTCATTGAGGGTGATGCAATTCTGAATTAACCGCCCGCTCTCAACGTCTTGCAAAAACTTTTTTGCGCCGTCTATCAATCCCGCTATCGTCATAATCAACATTTAAAAGCACTCGGTTTTTACGCCGAGTGCGTTAGACAAAAAACGTCAATAAACAAAAAAACATCCATCAAGTGATATTAACTATACAGTGCGATATTTAACGCCGCCATTGTTGCAAGTCAGACAAATACGGTCAAGACCGTTTGTGTCAACTTCAAGGGCGTTGTAAATCTTTTTCAACTTTTGACCCAAGCCGTCAGGGTGTTTTGCATCGGTGTTGCCGTCAAGTTCATACAGAATGTCAAGCCTTGACACGTTGGATTGATTGCGGTTTACCCTTGTGTCAGGGTTCATCGCCATCGTGCGCAATGCGATATATGCCACTTGATGCTGCAAAGCGTCTGCAAACAAATTCCTTTGACTGATAATAAAATCGGTCAAGTCGCAACCTACCGACACTTCACAATTAATGCCGTAATTGCAAGTGTTGGTGTAAATGTTTCTTTCGATGTCCCATAATTCGGGATATTCCGCAAACGTCTGCAAGGCGGGAACGGCAAAGGGCGATATTTGCATATACTTTGTAATTTGCCGCCACGTTTCAAGATTACCGATGTTGCAAGTGCCGCAAGGCTCTCTGCTCCAATCCTTTGAAACATTAATGCCTTTCATACCGTCGGGCAAGTCGTTTTGATTGTAACAAAGATACCACGCGCCGCCCGCATTGTTGCCGTCTGCAATGTAGGGAAGATAACAATCTGTAAGCGTGAACCACTGGAAACCGCCGTTTGTTTTTGTAAAATCCAAATCAAACGTTTTTATCGGGTCGGGCTGTGATGAATGGAAAAGATACATCTTTACAATGCCCGTGCCGCCGGTCATTTGCAAACCGATTTTTTCACATTTCATTGTTACACCCATAGACCGCACCGGCACAATTTCAAATCCGACAATTTTACCGCTGTTGTTTTGCGCCGCCGCTATACGTCCCGCGCCATCAAAGAACGTGCGACGCTCCAAAAGGCTCTTTGTTTCGGCTGATGTTTTTTTCGTCGTCAACCAATTCTGAACCATTTGCGCAATGCCGTTTTTCGTAAGTTTCGTAAGGTAGTCAGTAAGGAAGTTGTATGGCTGCCAACTGCCTGGATATTGCTCCGAGTAATCGCCGTGCCAATCGTCGATGGGTGGTTTTTCGCCCGTGTTCGCTGCGGTTGCGTACCAAATAACGCCGCCACATTGAACCTTTGCGCCCTTTGCATACGTCGAGTTAATATTCCATTCGGGATATTGTAATTTGAAATTGTCGGGGATAATCGCCTTGATATTGTCAAGCGTGCAAAGTGGGTGCGCGTCCTGAAATTTCAAACCGCTCTCGCTCTCGGTCAAGTCGGATAAATAATCGCTCGGCGTGTATGACTGCTCCCATCCTACCAAATGCAGCAAAGCGTCTTGTATGTCTGTTAGTCGTATCATTTTTGCCTTTTGTTTCACGTGAAAATTGAAAAGGGACGCGGGCATTTGAAATTGCCTACGCCCCTCAACAAATTAGAATAACAACAAGTTAAGCGACTACACGGGGAAGTCTGCCGCGTTGGTGACGTAAACAGGTGTCGCAAACGGAGTGTCGGTTGCAGGTGCGCTGATTGCGCCCTTCATAATCGGCTCGGGGATTGTGGTGTTGTCGGTGTTGTAAGCAAGGACAAAAGCCACATCAACGGAAAATCCGAAATACTCCTTGATTGCACAAGTCAAATCGTCAGTTGCCGCGCCCGCGATTGCGGACTGATCGCCAACGGCGGTGTAGTAGTGAGTGCCGACGCTGATGCCGAGTTCGGGGATAAATGCAACGTCAAATTCGTGACCGTTGGCGCGTCCCCTACGGTATGCCTCGCGGTCAACCCTCGTTAAGATGCCGACGTTGCCGTCCTCTACTGCGTAGAATGTACCAATAACGCTGTTGTCGTTTACAACGTTGGTTGTAAAGTGGAATACTTTGCCCTGGTACTCCAACTGCTTGTTGACGTCGTTGTAAAGACCGTGCTGTGCAAGTTTCCTCGTCAGGCTGTCAATGCCCGCGTTGCCGACAACGTGAATTTGACGGCGGAACCCGTTTGCGCGCATCATCGGGTTAACATCGCCCAATACTTCCGTCGCCATCTGCACCGGGATTACAATCTCGTTGCCCGTGATAGTGTACTGCAAGGGGTCGGTGTAAATCTGCGTCTTGTTGGCTTCGAGTGCCGCCACCGCGTCAACGTCCAAAGCGTCTGCGAATACGCGGACGAGTTTTTCCATCTTGCGGTTAAAGTCGCGCTCGTAGGTGATTTCGTTGTTGGAGTACATCGCCGGCACCATCGTAAAGCCGCAGGCGTATGTTTTCCAAACAACGGTGTAAAGTGCGGAGGTGTTTTCTGCGTCAGAAATTACGCAGGAACGCGAATTGGCAACGCTGATTGTGCCGTCGTAGTCAATTACGGGCACTTGGACGGTGTTTCCCATACTTGCAAAGGCGGCGGATTTCAAACGGTCGTTCAAAATGCCGTTGCCCTCGTTGGACTGCTGTACGAAAAAGTCCCATGCGCCATATTCGCCCATCCTCACCATATTACGGTCGAGTTTCGTGTCCTCGATGCGGTAGTTTAGGAGTTTAGTTGCTATAAGGCTCATTTTCTTATATTTTATTGGTTATGGAATAGGCTCACCCTTTGCCCGTTATCTGTCTTTTGTTGTTTCACGTGAAATTAATTAACGCTGTGGCAATTTCGCCACGTTGTTTTCTTTCCACGCCTTTTGCATTTCTGCATCGAACTCTGCCGAACCGTTTACAAGACCTTTTGCAAACAATGTTTTTGCAATAGCCTCGTAAGCCTCGGTCTGTGTCGCTGCACCGCTGATGTCAATAGTGGTATTGTTACCACCGCCATTGTTTCCGCCACCGCTGCCGGTCTGTTTGCGTTTCGATGCCAAAACACCCATCGCGGACAGTTCTTTTGTCACGATGTCGGCAACCGTGATTGGTTGTAAACCGTTGTCCTGATTGCGGAGGATTGCGCCGTCTTTGTCTTTGAACACAATCGCCTTACCGCCGTTGCCATCGTCCACGCTGTCGGGGTTACTTTCCTTGACCTTTGCCAAAACGCTGTTTTTCGCCATCGCCATCAAAGTAGGCGTTAAACCTTCTTTGAACTTCACGCCACCAAGGGCATTTGCAACCTCGCTTTCAATTTTCACGTGAAACACGTCTTTTGCAAATTGTGTTTTTGCGCCGTCATATTCCGTTTTGAGGTCGTTGAATTGCTTAGTTACTGCGGCAAGGTCTTTTTCTGCCTGCTGCAATTTCGATTTTGTTTCGGTGTCTTGGCTGCCGTCTGCAATAGCCTTTTGCAATTTGGCGTTTGTCGCTGTGAGTTCCTCAACTTGTTTTGCCGCTGCCGTTGCCTTTGCGCGTACCTCGTTGGCGGCTCTCTCCATATACAAGTATGTCTTTTCGTCGCCATTGCGTTTTACGCCCGTGGACTTTTCGATGATGCTGTCAAGGTTTCTGTAAACCTCACCAAACTTATCACCGATTACTTTGTCCTCGTCTGCCTTTGACAATTCGGCAATTTTGGCGGCTTGCTCGTCATTGATGCCATCAACCGCCTTGATGTTTTCGATAGTTAACATTTCTTACCCTTTGAAATTGTTGTTACTCTGATTTCTTTTTTGTGCCTTGCTTTTCGGCAAGTGCCTTTTCAACTGCGGCATTGATGCGTTCCTGCATCTCCGCCTCTTTCTCGGCGATTTTCTTTGCCACGATTGCGTCAATCTCGGCTTGCCTTGCTGCCCTCTGTACGGTCGTGCCTTTCGCTTTCAACTCGTCAAGATAGGCGGTCGGGTCGTAAAGTACCGTGATTGTGTAGCCTTGTTTCTCCCAACTTTCGCGCAATGCGTGGAATGTCTTTGCGCCAAACTTCTGCAACTTCGGGCGACTGATGCGCTTTCCGTTTTTCGGGTCAAAGGTCGGGATTTCCATCGTCACGTGCCAAAGGTGTTTCTCCTTGTCGGGAACGATGTAATTGTCTTTTGTTACGGCGGTGATTTCCACGTCTTTCTTTCCGCCGTCATCTGTCTTTACAAACATAGTTGTTATTCCTTTTAGTTAATGTATGTTGTTAGTGTGTCTTTTATACGCTTTATTTTGTCGGCATAGTTCAATGCCGTGCCAAATTCCACGATGTTGAGGTTTTCGCGCTCAAACCGCTTTATCAAGTTGGTAAAGTTTAGTTTGAGTTTCAAATCCTCGCCCGATACTACTCCCGCCGCGTGTAAATCCGTCACCTCTTTTGCCGTCAAATGACGATACGGCTCTAATTCGTGCAATATCATCATCCTTTGCAACTCGGCGGGATTGTGGCGGAACTCCGTTTCCAAAATTTGCTGCTGCAAAGCGTCCAATTCGCTTTCAGATGCTCCACTCTCTTTTGCAACATTGTAACGCTCGCGCAATGTTGCTGCATCGAAAATGAAAAACTCCGTGCCGTAATTGACCGATGCCGAAACAAAAGCATCGCCATACCTCAATCTGCATACCGTTGCGTCAACAAAAGTTTGCGCCTTTTCAAATTGCTTTTTTACATTGTTCAAGGCGTTTATCTGACTTTGGAATGATGCCAATACTTGCTGCTCGTTGATGGCTGTTTTGGTCTGCGCGTCCTCGGTGTAGCCGCAAACGGCATTTACGATTTCGCGCTCCAATCGCCCAATCTCCGACACGTTGTAATCCAAACTGTCTTTGTCAACGGTCAACATTTGGACGGGATTTCGTAAGTCGGGCTGTCCCTCGGTCGGGATAGGGATTTCAACGAATGAACCGACACCCACAATGCGCTTGTCGCCACACTTCGGGCAACGGCACATAAGACCGTTTGCATCGAACTTGTAAAAGCCTTGTTTGTCTTTTAAAAATCCGCCGTCGCAATAATCGCCGTTTTCCGCGTTGGTAAAATCGCAGGCTTGCTCATATCCTGAGTAAATCGGATAACTTGCATACAAATCAAGATGCCGTTTTGACAGCGTGAAAAACAAAAACCAATCAAGCGCATCAAGTTCTTTTGTTAGCGGCGATGCCTTAACGTCCGGCTCGCTGATGCTTATTGGCTCTGTTACAAAGAATATCGCGGGGACATAACCCAAATTGTGCGCCGACTGCGAAACAAGTTCACCAAGTTTCTCGCCATCGTTGACATAGACGCTGTATGTATCTGCATCAATAACCGTGAATGTTTCGCCGCCGTTGGACTTGATGATAACAAAATCAAAATCCTTGCCGCGCTTGCCGTATGCCGCCACGTCCGAAATAGACAACCAATAGAAATATGGCTCGGGGCTTTCTGTCGTTTGCTCTTTCGGTAAATCGACAATCAAAACGCTGTTTGGCTCGGTCTTGAAAAAGTCCCATCCCAACGTCTGCCAAATTTCAGGCTCTTTTAATTTTGTGTGTCTGTACCATTGCCAATCATCAAGCGTTTCTGACGATTTAAATTGGTAGTTAAACACCGGATTTCTTCCATCAAAAATTCGGGATAGTTTGTCAAAACATTTCGCCGTTACCTCGTTTGTTTTGAGGGGATAACGAAATAATGTTTTAAATAACTTTAATTTGTCGTGTGGCAATATGTTTGAAACAAACGCCATAAAATCTGCAAACGGCTGCGATAAATTAGCCGTCAACTCCGTCTGGGCGTGAAATTTCAGACGATTTTGGTGCGCTATTGCTCTCGTTATCGTCTTTCTTCCCCACCCCTCTTTTAGAGCGTTTTGAAGTATGTCGAATGATACTGCCATTTTCAAATCTGTATTCCGAATTTTCGGGCAACCGCCACGCGGAGTTTCTGAAATTCAAAAGTCGCTCCGCGTGTGTCACCTCAAAATCTTGTATGCGCCCGCCTTTTGTCATCAAGGTGATGCGCGTTGTTTTTGCTGCCATTACGATTCCGAACTTGCACCGCCGCAAAGGTCGGTGAGGGGGTTGAACGTTGTAACCTCAAAAATTTTGAGGTCGTCGGAATAGTTGGGGAGAAAACTCCATTGAATGGCGTTTGTGTCGGGGTTGTCGATGCCGCCGTGTACTTTGTCACCAACGAAAAACGCCCTGATAGGGATTGGGTAAATGTAGTCGTTGTTGTTGCTGTCGGTGATGCCAAGTGCCTCGACATTGCCGTTTTCGTCAATCAAATAAACGCCAAGATTTCCCGCCTCACTCTCGCACTGCAAAGTTTTCAACACCTTTGCCACGGCTTGCGGAATGTTGCGGAGTGAACCCGTGAACGCGGACGGCTCCCTGCCGATGATTTCCTCGACACCGCCCAAACTGTCGTTACCGCCGCCAAATGTGCGCGGCGCGCCGGTCTCTTGTGTGGGGGAGTAAATGTAAGGGCTGATGACAATCTTTGAACTGTCGGCGGCTGTCATTCGTGCCTGCCAATTCGCGATGTCATCAATGGTGGTAAACCCTGCTGTTGACGAGAATTTGTTTTTTGTGCCATCGTCGGCGGTCAGTCGCTGAAATGCTACTTTCTGAATTTGTCCGAACCTTTCGGGACACTTGACACACTCAATGTCGGGAAGTGTCGCGTTGGCGGGACAAGGACAAGTTATCATAATAAAAAACGTTTTAAATTACTGATTGCGTGCTTTTCGACTGACCCTTTGCCGATGTTGCCGCAAAAATAAAAAATGTTTCGCGTGAAACAAAATTTTTTTGTAATTTTTTCACGTGAAACATCAAAATTTAAAATATTGGCTGCAAATTTCGCCTTTGCGTGGTCTATATTCTTTAAATCCAACACTCATATAAATTTCTTTTCTATTGCACCACCGCGCCATATCTCGTTGCCATTGCGGGGGCTGTCTTTTCCCGTCAAAATCCAAATAAGGTTGCGCAAATGGTCTCAACCTCAACTTAGTATAATTGCGGATTGCGTCAATACGACCGATACATTCATTTATATCATTTTGTAATAATACGTTTATAAAAATAGCTCCCTTATATCCGTACTGATGTAATAAATCACAAGCACGAAACAAATGCGGTAATTGTGCCGAGGTGTCGCAAGCAAAGCGAATATATTTCAACCATTTGACTTTTACCAACATTTGCGCTATTTCGGGCGTAACCAAACGGCAATCCATATCTTGATTAAAATCCACTTTAAGACGCAATTTTATAATTTTTTCAATTTGCCCCAAGCCATAATCCGATGCCAAAATATTGTTGTCCATCAAGATTATGCGGTCGCGTCCCTCAATCGCGATTTCCTCAATGTCCATATAAGGCTGCAACATTCCCTCTTTTTTTGGTACGATGCACCATCTACAATTCCGAATACAGCCACGTGTAAGGAAACCAAACGCCGTTCTATCATCAACAATGTTTTTGTAGATTGAATAATCGGGCTGCAATTTATCTATTTCGATAGGAAGTTTTTTGTCGTAAAGTTTATAACCCGTGCCGCCGCGCTCCACGCGATCCGCGTTATTGATACATTGCATATAATCGGGGGTAAACGTGAAAACCTTTGATAAATAGACACAATCGTAATTTGCAAACGGTGTGTACCATTCCACGTCCGCGCCTTGCTGTCGGTAGTAACGCGCTATCTTCATAAGGGCGAGGTTTGGGAAACCGTGTCCGTCAACATCTATCAATCCGATTTTCATTTCAATGCTAATAAAGTGATTTTGCCAACAATCATTAACGGCAATAAAGCAAGGAACATCGCCACGAATAGCACACACAAAGCCACATCGCCAACGGCGTTGCCAACTTTGCACCAAATCTTTTTCCTTGCCCTTTTACCATTAATTTTCATATCTCAATGCCGCCGCTACCATTTGCAGTGTTGCAGTCGTTAACAGTTGTTGAGGCGTTACTCTTAACAAACGCCACCCCATAACCGCCGCCGCGTTGTATTTCTCCATATCTTTAAGAAACCCCGATGCCCGATTGTGCCGTCCGTCTATCCACGCGCCGCCCTCTACTTCGATGGCGATTTTGTGGGACGGAATGGCATAATCGAAACGCCATTTGCGTTTTGTGTGGAATTGATACTCCGTTACAACATCCGCGCCGCAATAACTTTTGCAGAGTTGCACGAAAATGTTTTTTTTAGCCATTATATTTCATTTCATAGTAACGTCAATTGCCTTACATTTGTATCGTCGTAAGGCTTGAACGCCTCACGCAACTTATCCTTGCCCATCGTATTGATGCGCCTTTTAATCTCTCTGTCAATAATGCCCTCTAATCTTTTTGCCTTGTCGAGATACTTACCCTTTTCGGGGTGTCCCATCGGCAAGGCAAAATATTTTTGTTGAGCATACCTCATTTGTGCGCACACCGCTGTAAATTCAATGTCATTCATAATCCATACATTTTTATTATTTTTGCTTTTATCTCTACGGGTAAGTCCTTAATGCGCTCGCGCCGTTTGTCGGGGTCTTTCATTCTGTTAAATGCCCTTTTAATGCTTAGTATCGTTTTGTTGATGTCAGCATCTTGATGCTCGGCGTTTATCTCTTTCCTGATGTCGGGAAGTTCTTTTGGCTCGCTCTCAATCATTTTAGTGACCTCACGAAATTGGTCGGGGGTAGGCTCTGCATTTTCAAACGGTGTCATTTTGTTGCCGTTTGCGGCATTGTCGGCACGGTCTTTTTGGTACAGAAAACATTTGTGCCAATATGCCGCATCGTGTCCCTCAATCTCGTTGCCGTTATCCTCTGCATCTTCATTGCGTTTGATGGCAAAGGCGACAATCAAAGTGTAAGCCGTGTATATGCCGAAATACACCGCCACAATCATTTTGAAGTTTGCGCCGTGGTCGGCAAAGTGTAAGAACACCGCCGCGCCGTCCAATATCGCAAAACAGACGATTGCAAAAAGGCTCTGCATCTTGAAAATTGACAGCGTGGATATAAGGCTGTAAGTTATCGCGAAAACAACCATCATCCACGATTGCCACATTGCCAAGTCTGACGATGCCGCCAGCATCAAATTTGCGTTTGTGTATAGCAAGTTGGCACACAAAGCCGCCAAAATTATTTTGAGTATCATTCCTAAAATAATTTAAATTCGATTGTCTGTGTAGTGGTCTTTATCTCCTTTACGTCCTTGGCGATTTCGTCCACCTTGCCATCAAGTGTGCGCACTTCCGCCTTGATGCTGTCCGTGTTTGCCTTTGTTTCGCGTGAAACATTCCACACTTTGGCAACGTCGGCGCGGACGCTGTCAATGCGGGCGTTTATTTCGTTGATGCGCTCATCGAAATGCGCCTTTGTTACCTCGCCGCCACCCATCAAGATGTTGACGGCAAAGGCGACAACAATCATTGCCAATATTACTACAATTATTTTCATTTGTTTTTCTTTATTACAGTTTGCATTTCGGCATATTGCTTTTTGATTTCCTCGGCAAGTGCCGCCTTGTCGGGATATGTCTTCGCCAAAATCAAATTTACACGATATTCGGTCAACTTGATTTTGTTTTCTCTGCAAATCAAATCAACATCTGCCGCCGTGAATTTGTTTTGATTGTTTGATTGTGCCGTCTGCATCGTTGTTTCGGTCGGAGCGGTGAACCAATGCCACGCCTTTGTTACGCCAACGGCAATTACAATCGAAACAACAATCAAAAAACAAACACGAAACAAAGTAGGTCGGGCGTTGATTTTCATTGCGGCGACAATCGGCGAAATTGTTTCCTGCGTCCATTGCTTGCCGTTTTCTCTCCTCAATCCTCGGCGGTTGATTTCGTCCACCAAGTATTGCGGCGTGTTAGTCGGCAAGGATTTAAAGTTGGAATATACGCCGCCGCTAACTTCCTTGATGATTTTTGCGTCTTTAAGAACCGCCACCACTGCGGCGTATTTCTTTAAAATCTGCCTTGGCTTTAACGGCGGACGCCTTGCATTTCTCGCCGCGCTTGTGTCGTTTTCTTGTCGGGTTGTTGTCGGGAGACTGTCAGAACACTGTCCCGACGCTGCCGCAACGATGTCGCAAAATTGCGGCATTATTGCCGTATCGTTGCCGCTACTCTGTGCCGCTCTCTGCATCATCTTTACAAATGTAGAATAGGCGGCAAAGGGAATAAGGCTCGCGGGTTGCTCCACTACCCTACTTACAATACCGTCGGCGGAATTGTACCACGTTTCGTTGTCGGTCGTGGTGATGCTGCCAACGCTCATTGTTTCGGGATCGTAATATGTCAATTTGTTTGTTGTCATTCTAAAATATATTGTTTCATTGCATCAAAATCAAAATTATTTCCGCAACACGATGTTTTGTTTTGCTCCCAATCTTGATGCCGTTTGATATTTTCTTTTTTGATTTTATATTGATAACAAAGTTTGTTTATCAAAATCAAAATCAAAACTTGTTGTTTTAATGTCGGGCGTGTTTTGTTAAAATCTCCGTGAACGCAAATGCCGATGTTGCCGCCGTTGCCGTTCTTTACGTGTGTGCCAATTTGACGTTCATCTCGGCACTTGTAAATTTTGTTTTCGCTTATGTAGTAGTGGTAGGCAAAGCCGCTCTCCCATTTACAACTATCGCGGTGGTATCGGTCAATTTCGTTTAAAGTAGTCGGGCGGTCGATGCCATCGTGGTGGAGCGTGATGTATTTAGGCTCTCCCATTTCGGCTGTCGGCGTGAAACACGTTGTAACATCAACGTAATAACGCGCCTTAGTAACCTCAACCGCCATAACTACTACTAACACAAAGAAAATTATTTTAACACATTTCCTAACCATTCAACGATATTTTTGTAGCATTCTTTACATCCGTCCCATCCTTGATTGTAGCAAAACATCACAATCAAAAACAAGGCAAATGCAATTCCCAAAACCGCCGCCACTTTGCCAGCCGCCATAAATGCAAGGTCTATCGCCTTTAATGCTGTAACCTTTGCCACGATGACCGCGCCTTTTATCACCATCGCCAAAACGTCTATCGAAAACGTCAAGGCGATAATCGGAAGTAAGCAAAGGGCGTAATATCCGAACTGATACCCCCACCAAATATCGGGGGTGAGTTTTCCAAAGTGGGACAAGTACCAAGCCGTCACCGTCAGGAACTTTGATTGGATTTCGCACCGCTCAAATACTGATGTCGCCGGTGTTTCCTTGACGTCCTCAACTTCGATATATGTTAACTCATTGTTCGTCATCTTGTTTTGGTTTAATCATTATTCTTTTTAGTTCGTCCTCGGATAAATCAAGTGCCAAAACAAACGGCTTTATCTGTATCTTTGTCGCCGTTACTTTGCCCTCTTTTATCCACCGCCTTACTGTTAAGGGGTGGACGCCCATTTTCTTTGCAAATTCTGATACTTTCATAATGTTTATCTATGTTTAACGATGCAAAGATATGTATAATATAACATAATATCCAAATCTTTTTGGAACTTTTTTCAAAAAATTTTTCAACACGTTGGCGGATAGCGTTTTGCAAGGGCGGATTTTTTCACGTGAAACAACCAAAAAAAAGCGCGGTATGGGAAAACCGCGCCGAAACACTTAACTACTCTGATACAAAGTTAATAAACACATCATTAAAAATTGAAAAACTCAAAAAACTTAAAACTAATTATGTCTATCTAAATGAAAAAACGTCGTAACAAAAAGGCGGTTTGGCTTGTATCGGTCTGACCGGCATTTGCCTCACCGCCTTAGTGGTAGGCTTATCTGTGTGCCTTTCGGGCAATTCTCAGGCTTAAATCAAAAAGGGGCATTGATACAATCGCCGCCCCTCGGGGGTTTTCCTAAGACCTAAAAGTTTTTTTAGTTCCTCGGATTTTTCCGACGCTCCCCAAAAGGATTATCGGAGGCCGAGCTTCCCGTGAACGTGTTATGTCATTGTGTATGCTGCAAAGGTACATACTACAAAATTAACCACCAAATTTTTTAACGAAAATTTTGTTAAAAAAAATCCCGACTTTTTGACGGTCGGGACTGAATAAATCAACGTTCTAAAAATATATGGAATTTACGACTTTCTTTTAAAAACCGCCCCGCGTTGCAGGTTGCAGGGCGGACAAATTAAACTTCAATCTAAACTAATGTTTAACTCTAAAAAAGGGGTCTGTGAAAAACAATTAAAACAAATAGCCAAATAATAGTATTTACAATGTGCGTTTTTTGAATAGCACAAAAATACAAACAAAAATACACACTTGCAAATATTTTTTCACGTGAGACTTTTATTTTTTTCTGCCATTTTCCCAAAGAAAAAGAATTATAATTTTATTGTACTTTTTGTTAACGCAAAGGCGGTATTTTTAGACACTTGTAAAATAGTTTTTACACGTAAAAAAACTATTTACCCAATTTTGGAGCATTTTTATTTTTTTTCTCATTTTGTGGAAAATAAAAATAACTTGCCTGTAACTTGCCGCCACGATGGCAAAACATCAATACAGACAGACACAAGCCACACATCCAACTTGCCGCGATAATTTCCATTTTGGAAATAGTCACTAATTGCGCCGCAAAACACCGCGCGAATGTTTTTGCTGATACCTCGCCAAAACGTTCGTTGCTATGTATCGAAGTGCATCCATCGCGTGATTAAAAGCGTCAATGGCTCTGCCGGTCTTGTTTCCGTCTTTGTCAGTCTCCCAAACATAGTTCCTATATTCTTTTATCGTGTCGGTGCTGTCTTTCGTGATGCTCATATCGTCCACCTCTTGAATAACGCCAATACCAAAGTTGATGCTGTCCGCTCCCTTTACGCTCGGCTGCACGTGATAGCCAAATTGGTTTATCTCTGCAATAGATTTCGGCTCGGCACAATCCGCCACAATAACAGTTGCCGGCGGTATGTTGTTTGCTTTCAACATCGCCGCAATATCGCGGTTTGTCATTCCCGTTTGATAACATAATTGATTTATGATAATGCCGCCGTTGTATCGCCACAATTCAATCGCCGTTGTCGGGTCGTTGGTAAATCCAAAGTCTATGCCGATGCCAAGGCGTACCGCGTCAGGCGGGATTTTGTCAATCAATTTCCAATTTGAGAAAATGCAGCCTTGAACGCTACCGACTTCGCCACGTCCGTACACCTTCCACCAATTCGCCCAATAAGGCGACTTGATGTTTTTTTCGTTGAATAGGTCTTTTGCATCTGCATCAAAAAACGCTTTATCCTTTGCCTTTTCGATTTCCTTAACAACGATGGGACTTAATGCCTCGTTATCTTTGTAGGTCAAAACAAGCGTTTCAACATCTGCATCGTTGGCAAGTTCAGTATGCACCCAAAATTCAGACGTGGGATTAAAGTCAAGCCAAATGACTTTTTTTGTACGGATTGCTAATTGGTAGTATGTTTCAAAATCAATCGCGTTGCACTCGTTGATATAAAGAATGTCGCGGCGCGGTCCTCTCACTTTCGATTGTTTGTCCGCGCTGAAAAATTCAATAAAAGACCCGTTGGTAAACGTGTAAGTAAAGTTGCTTTTGTTCCAATGCTCATCAATGTAGCGTCCGGTCGCCTGCATAATCTTTAAAAAATCCCTCATTGCACCCTTGCGCAAATGCGGTATGCTCTCGGACACGATTGATATTTCAAAGCGTTTGCGGCTTGCAACATCAATCAAGATTGGAATGATGCCAAAGGTCTTGCCCGCCGAAGTTCCGCCCGGCACGATGCGAACCCTCGCCGACATTTGCCGCAATTTCTCAATCGCCGTTGTATATACAAATCCGTCAACACTCTTTACTTTCGTCATAATCTCCAAATAAGGGTTGCTCCGTCTTGATTGTAACATCTGTTTTCAAAACATTCTCGCCCAAAATCTCTCTTATTAACTCAATGGCTTTAATATCGCCGTTGGCGGCTTTCGCAATAAGTTTTACCATTGATGCCTCAATGAATGTCATTCCGTCCTCGCCCGTGGTCGGATTGGTCAAGGGGTTGCCGTTTTTGTCTTTCATTTGCAAATGCAAAAAGCGCAACAAATTTTCTTTCATTGTGCGCTTTTTGCGTCGGGACTTGCCGCTATTGATGCCGCCCTTGCGTCCAAATTCTCTTACTTCGCTCTTGCTTCGTTGGTTTGTCGGTATTAAATTCTCGTCATTCATAGCGTTGTTATTTTATTGCGGTGTTTCACGCGAAACAATGAACGGCGCGCTTTTCGCCACCGTCCTATCGTCCCGCTCTATGATTATAACGTCAACATCGGGGGTGTTATGCTGCAATGTTAACATTTTTGCCTTTGTTTGTGAATTTCTCTACAAATTGCGTGTCCATCCGTTTCGATAGGATTTTTACGCAATTCCTTACGTCCATATCCGCCAAGTAGTCTATGCCGTCGGGAAGTAAGTTTGTCGCCAAAACTGCATCTTCAAAGTTTTTTACTTCCCTTTCAGGCTTGATGCGGCGGATAGTAGAGTGTATGTCGTAACCCTCGCGAATGTATTTCCAAGGGTTGTCGAGTTCGTCAAATATCCTGACGGCGTGGTGTAGCAACGTGCCGACTGTCAGAAACTCCGCCAAAAGACCCTCGTAAACACAATCATTGTAAGACACCAATTTAAATAAACACCTTTTGAGCATTTCAATATCGGGTGTCAGTGCTTCCGTCACCTCGCCCAAAAGTCTGTTAATTATCGCAATGTCCTTTTTTGCGTCATCGCGGTATCGGCATTGAAATTGGAAAAGCAACGTTTGCCGCTGCATCAATCCATTTTCTGTCAGCCATACGCCGTGCTTAAACTTATGCAAATGGTTTAGCCATTTGTCATCTTTTACCATACCTTTGATTTTGCGCACCTCGTTTAATGCCAAGTTTTGGCACATAAGCGATTGAGTTGCTACAACTTCGTATGGTAGTCCTGCATTGTTGTTATTCATTTGTTTTTCATTTTTTAGGCAGTAAGGGGAACGCCAATTTGTCGTAATTTTCTGTCATAATCTTGTACCAAGCATCTGCATCAAGTTTCACGGCTCGCGGATATTCGATTATGGTGTCTTTCGGTGCTGCCAACCACCACAAACCAAGTTTGCCTTTTACCGGCATTTCGACAACGGGGCGCGGATTTCTGAATAGCCACCCCCACCCTTTTTTGATGCTCTGCCAATTTTCACGTGAAACACGTGTACACATCCAATCTTTTTCCGTGAATTTCTCCACGGGCTTGATGTCGTACAACTCCGCAACCCCTACGGTGATGCCGTTTCGCTCCGTATGCCCCACCCCCTTCTGTGAGGAACATATCAAAACGTCGCCGCGATATTTCAAAGGTCTTGAACGTAATTCAATGCTCTTTTCGCCGAATGTTACGCCGTTGGCATCGGTGTAAGCCGGTGTTATGAGGGCGTCGGCAAAGGGTTGTTTCACGGTCAAGCATCGAAACATATCTACCTCGGGGTTGTTTTGTTGTATCATCGTTACTAATATGTCAAAAGTTAAAATGGCAAATCATCGTCCTTGGGTGGTGCGGGCGGTTGCTGCATCGTTGGCTGCGGCTGTCCGTACAACTGTGTCGCCGTGTCTTGTTGCTGCGGTTGCGCCGCTGCATCTTGAACCGCCAAGCGTCCAAGCAATTCGACGCGCTCAATAATAACTTCCGTTATCTTGTGCGGAACGTTGTCGCTGCCTACATATTCGCGCGTCTTTGTTTTGCCCTCGCAATAAATTTTATCGCCCTTATGTACATATTGCGCGATAACATTTGCAAGGTTACCTTTGGCGGCACAATTAAACCACTCCGTGTGGTCGGGAACTTGCCGCCCGTCCTTAGTGGTATAGCCTTTGTCAGTGACAGCCACGGAGAAATTAGCCGCACTGCCGCCGTCTGCAAAGTTTGAAATTCTCGGCTCGCCGCCAACGTTGCCGAGGATTGTCTGTACATTTACTCCCATATTCTTTTTATAACGTTGATTATGTCAATAACGGCATTGATGTATGCGGCGGCTGTCAGTATCAGCCACACCCACACCCAAAATTTATACCGTTTCATTTTTTTATCTTCCATAGCAAAGATTTTAAAAAAAATGGCGGCTGCAAATGACTTTTGTGTCGAACCTCGCCGCCTATGTTCTGTATAGCGACCGCCGATTGGTTACGGCGGAATTACGCTCGGTTTTTGTTACTGCAAAGATAACGATAATTTTTGTATAATGCAAAAAATATTGTTAAATTTTTGTTTTACGTGAAACAATTTTGCCGTCATCTTGAACATCAAAACCCCAATCATCGTAGAGGCTTTTGCGGTATGTTTCGACGGCGTAGTTTATTGCATCTTCAAGGGTGATGCGGATTTCGCTTTCTTTGCGTCTTGATGTTGTTGTCGCGGTCTTTGAATATGCCGCGCACGTTTCGACATCGTAAGCATAACCATCGCCACAAAAAGCGATTGCGGCTATCTTGCCAAGTCTGATTTCGCCACCTACAAGTATATATACTTTATCGTGGACGCTGTGAGCCGTTTTAAAATTGATTACTTCCATTTTAATATTCTCTTTTGCGTATTTCGCCAAGTTCGGGGTTTTGATAAATGTTGCATTCGTTTTATTAGTCTTTCCAACACGGCGCGTCAAAATTCGTGCGTCTGATGGTGCGCTTTCGCGTCTGATGATGCGCCGTTTAGATTGGTGCGCCGTGTTTTAAAGACTTTAATTTGGTTTCTCTTCCGTCCAATTTTTTTTATGGTGGTCTGCCCGAAGTTCAAAGTGCCAAGCCCATTGCTTTTCCACCACTTTGACGACTTTTTACGTCCCTTTGCAAAGTGTGTTAAGTGTTCCTTTTTGTTAACGTTACAAAATTACACATAATATTTTTACTATGCAAATTTTTAACGTTAATAAATGTTAACTCTTACAAGATTTTTTTGCATTGGTTGTTAAAGTTGATAATTTGGCGCAAAAGATACACCTTGGGGTTGTCGGCTATTGTCGCTACGTCTTTGTTGAGGCAATGACTATCCCAATACGGTGCGTCGGGATAGACGAATGTATGGCTCGGATTGATTCGAGGGTCTTGTATGAAGATTTCACGCACTGCATTATAATCAATGTCGAGGTCATTTGCTATCCTGAAAAATTCGATGCAAAAAGACACCTTTGCCGCCAAAAAACTATTTTCCATATACTTCGCCAACTCCGCCACGGCTGCATCTACAATAAAGAACCTATGCCGGGCATCGTGGCACATCTGCAACATTGCTTGTATCTTGTTACACCATTTGCGCCTACCACCCAACACGGTAAAATCAAAGTCGAAATTGTTGCAATGTTGGGTGTCTCCGTAATATTCTGGACTATGGATAATCGGCACGGTCGGAAAACAGTTGTTAAGCCTTGATGTTGTGTGCGGCGGTATTGTTGACTTGATTACGAATACGCCGCCGGCTGCAAGTTCCTCTTTGTGTTGGTCGATTGCCATCTCCACTGCCGTAATGTCGCACCGTTTTTCACGTGAAACATACGGCGTATCGACGCAAACAAATATTGCATCGTACTTGCTGTAATTGCGTCCCTGATGCTCGGGCGGAATCTTTGCGCTGTCAATGTCGCAAATGTCGGGATTGAGTGCGGCGATTTCGCGGTGCAAGTTTTTTCCCGTGATGCCGTAACCGACGATTAATGTTGATGGTGTTTCCATATTAAAATAATTTTTGGTCGAAAACTTTTAGCATCTTATTTTGGGCAAGGTTGTAAAAATCCTTCTTGATTTCAAACCCGTATGCCCTACGTCCGCAATTTGCGGCGGCTCTCAATGCGCTGCCACTTCCCGCGCACGGATCAATGACAACATCACCACAGTCTGTGAATATCTCAATCAGACGCTCCAAAAGTGCAATCGGCTTTTGGGTGGGGTGGATTTTCGGCACATCCTTTGTGTCTCTCACCCAATCGAAACAGTTGAATATCATCTGTCCGTCATTGTTGAATTTCGGCAACTTGTCCTTGTAAAGCACCAAGCCATATTCGCAGTTGCCAACGATTTTCATATTGGCTTTAAGAACTTGCGCGGAGAAATTCTTGCGAAACACCAACGGAATGTAATGCTTAAATCCGTACCTCTCGCCAAGTTCGATGTAGTAATGCAGTTGCTCAAATGCGCAAAACAGAACCATACACGGTGCTTTTGACTTGATTTTGCTGCCTATTTTCTCCACGGTGGGGGGGGGTGTTGCCATCTGCATCATTCTCGCTGATGCCTTGTTTCGGCTCTTTCACAAGCATTTGGCTACAAAAGTGCATAAACTCGGCGGGGCGGAAGTCTTTGTCGGTGTCGAAAAATTCGGAGTTAGCCAACTTGCTTTCACCGTTCTTGTTGTCGCCGTCAACGTACCAAGCGGGATTGCTTGCATAGGCGTTTTTGCCAAGGTTGTAAGGCGGGTCGGCAATAATCAATTGCGCGTGAGGAATGCCGTAAACCTTGAAATTCTGAAAATGGTCGTTAAAAAGTTCTACTTTTTTCATATTGATGTGTTTTTTGTGTTAGTATTAGTGTTACTTGCTCATTCTTTCGTAATGCTCCGCCAATTTCGGATTGGCTTTCGCTTGCGCCGCTTTTCTTTCCTCGGGTATCCACGTGCCCGTGAATTGATGTATTGCATACGTGTTTGCCGTTGTTTTCAGCGTACCATCTGCCGGAGAGAATGGGCAAAAATAATCTTTCGGGTAGATTGTGATGTCTGCAACTGTCTGCACAATCTCCAAATCGGGCTTTAAATTGTGCTTCACCAACAAATCATTTTCTACCATTATATTTGTGACGTATGTAGGCTTGCCGTCTTTCGTCAGGAAGTTGCGCCGGTCGTATTCCGCTTTCATTTCTGCGAATATCGGCAAATTAGGTTCTGCGCCCAAAATCAATCCCGATGCGAATAAGCCAACGCCGTTGAGACCGCCAAACGCCTTATTACTCAATAAGGGTGTGATGTCTTTTAACAGAAAAACATCGGTATCTACATACACACCGCCTTGACGGTGCAAAATGTCCCACCTTGCATAATCAGACACAAAAGCGTAATTACCGCTGTTATATGCTTGCAAAACAAAGTTGTTTTTTGTTTCAACGTCGTAATTGTCTTCGTTCCAAAATTGAAACGACCAATCGGACGGTAAAACTTTGCGCCAACTTTCGGTACATTCGTTACAAATGCGCGGCATCGGGTTAGTGCCAAACCACATAAAATGTAAAACTTTGGGTATTATCATTGATTTTTCGTTTTTTCACGTGAAACAATTTCGTCAAAACATTGCTTGATGCAACGATTTAACGCGATTATTAAGGCTCTCGGTTGCAGTTCCCTTGCATCCTTGCCCGCTCTGATTATCCATTTTGCGGCATAATCGTTATGCTGCCCCAACTCGGTTTCTGCCTTATAGAGTGCAAAGGCTTTTTCTTTATCTTTGTCCGTAACCTCTACCGGCTGCATCAATCCTTTTTCTGTCAGAAAATTGGCGATTGTTACGTCATCGGGCGGAATTTTGAATACAAGTTTGCCGGTCGCCTTATAAGTGTCGAAACATTCCCGCGTTTTTTCTGCGGGTGTTTTTGTCGGTGTCGGTGGCAATGCCTTTTGCAGTTTCGGCTGCGCCGCCTTGATGTTGGTATATGCAACATCGCGCCTTTTTTTGTACGCCCTCAACACCTTGCAAAGATATTCGGCGTTAAAATTTTGGTAGTGGCTGCGGTCAGGCTCTCCGTTGCTGTTTGTCGGCAAATATCCATCAAGGCTGCCAACGATCAACAGTTCAAACGCCGTTTTCACGTCCTCAATGGTGAGGTCGTAAAAGTGCTTTTTAAGAACATCCGCCAAGCGCACTACAATATATTGCCATTCTGCATCGTCCGCCGGTCGCTTATATCCAACATCAATCGAAATGAATTTAAAGCACTGATTAACGGCTGCGGCGACTTCCGACGGCTGCATCTCTCCGATGGTCTGTTTTGTTGCAGCCGCCAAAATCATTGCATCAACCGGCATTAATTGCGCGGTGTTGGTCTCTGCAAGTTTTTGCAGCGCAACCGTCACCGCCGATTGTCGGGGTGGTGTCGGGGCGGGCTGCATTGTTGCAAGTGCCTTGATGTCGATATTTGAAAAAGCCGTTTCCATTCCTTTTGATGTTTTACGTGAAACAATCGGGCGGCGGCGTGGGGCAAGTGTCTTAGCGTTGCCTTCCCCACGATTTCACGCGCTGCCCTTGTTTACTTATTCCAACTGCGCATCTTGCTAAATAACTCTTTCATTTTTGCCGCACCTTTCGCGTACTCTCCACTTTGTCTCATCCCGAATGATTTTTTGATGCAATCAAATTGTCTTTCGCTCATTTCGGCTGGGTCTCCTTGGTAACCCCTTTTGTTGTGCCTTTCTACGATGAACGCGTAGAACGCATCTCCGACCTCAACTGTGCGGCTTGTTTCCGCATCCAAGTTCCAAATTTTTAATGTTTTCATTTTGGCAGTGTTTTTGTGTGTTAGTATTCTGTTTTGATTACATTACAAAATTACATATAATTTTTGTACCTTGCAAATTTTTGATGTTAATAAACGTTAAAACAACAAAGATTTTTTTACATTCTCAAATATGCCCTTGCCGCGTTCCAATCAAAGCCGCTGTTAGTCTGTTTTTTATGCAATTTGTTTTTGTCTTTATCGCCACGAATGAATGTCCGCACCGTTGCAAACCACCCTCGCGCCGTTCTCATTGTGTTGGAACTGTCAGACCAATCCGCCACGGCGTTGTAATAATACTCCATATCAAGTGTGGCGTATTCCTCGCCGCTAAACGTCTTGAAAAATGTTTTGCGGTCGGCGGCTGTCGAATTTCGGAACAATGTTTTTTTGTTCGGG